GACGAGTATAGGCGTGAGCATCCGGATTTCCGGAAAAGCCGTGTTAGCCAGGTTATGCCAATTTGTCTAACCTATGTGTTTATTCCTACTAAGGAAGAGGTTGCTGCTCATGAAATCTATAATTCACATGAGGTTAATGAGAGGATGTCAGCTGTTCATCAAATGTTCCATGACTGGCAGGCCCCTAATTGGTATGATCATCCCATCCGTTGGCTGCTCGGATGGCCAGTCCGTGTCTCCATGGACAGGCCCTCTTTAAACTAAATACCTACCACCTGTGCCGTACAGCAGATGTGAGCACCTCACTCTGCTCAGGCCTTGCGGAGGTGCGGGAGTGCAGGTATGAGCGGCTAGCCAAGGAGACTTACTTGGCTGTGGGAGCTTTGGGAGTAGCAGGACGCAATTGTGTTGTGTTTAAACAGTCTTTCCAGTCAACTATGACAGCTCTGATGGAGAGAGTGTTTTTCCACAAAGGACCAAATGGATTTAGCGCCCCATTTCGTCCTTTATATAAGGCTTATCGAGTAGCGATGAGGCCATTTACTACCGCGTTTAGAAAGAGTGCGCATCGTATAGTACCCCATGCCACCCCTATTAGTTCTCTGCAATTTGCAGATCTTTATAGTGGTCTACGTAGGATTAAGTACATGCGCGCAGCGGTTAGATTAATGGCCCTCGGAGTGTGTCGGGCGACTTCACGAATTTCTGCCTTTCTTAAATGGGAGAAGGTTGTTGAAGTCCCGGGGAAAAGACACGTCCCCAGATTAATCCAGCCACGCACACCGGAGTATAACGTAGCGGTCGGACGTTATTTAAAGCCACTCGAAGAGCCGTTATACCGCATTATTGCGGATATAATTCATGGACCGAATTTAGATCATCAAAGGGAACCTGTTGTATTTAAAGGCCTAAATGCAGTCGTCCAAGCCTATTGGCTCAGAGAATACTGGCAACGGTATGATAAGCCGGTAGCAATAGGACTTGATGCTTCTAGGTGGGATCAACATGTTAGTAATTCAGCTTTAAGATATGAGCACTCATTATGGAATGAAATCTATAACGGGAATCTTGAGTTGAAGAGGTTATTGGCATGTCAATTGAATACAGTGGGTATTATTCGCACTGAAGGGAAACGGATTAAGTATCGCACTAAACATGGAAGGTGTAGTGGCGACATGAATACTGCCAGTGGTAACTGTTTGTTAGCGTGTGCCTTAATATATTCATATATGAAACACGCAGGTATTCAAGATGCCCGCATTGTGAATAATGGTGATGATCTGGTGGTCATCCTTGAGCAAGATGACCTTAACCGGATGGAAGAACTACCATCTTGGTATGAAAAACTGGGATTTCCAATGGAGATCGAAAAACCTGTGACGATGTTTGAGAGAATTGAGTTCTGTCAAACGCACCCAGTTTACAATGGAGACAGTTGGGTCATGGTGAGAAACTTCCCATCATGCGCGATAAAAGACTCAACAATTATCCATAGCATACCAAATGTGAGCTACCTTAAGGATTACTTGTGTACCATAGGTTTAGGTGGTGCTGCCTTATCTACGGGAATACCAATATTACAGGAATATTATCACAAGTTTATATCCTATGGTGGTAAGTTTAGGGCTGAGTGTTGGCCGGAGAGTGGAATGTCCCATCTTGCCAGTGGATTACACGCAGAACAACGTACTATTAGTCCAGAGTCCCGTGTTTCCTTTTACTTAGCCTTTGGTATCCTTCCGGATGTACAGGAAGAGATTGAGCGTAAGTTGCGCTCAGTAGACACACTTGAATTCGGTCCTAAGTGTGCTAGTATCTTCAGCTCATTGGGTCTGATGGAGTAATAGCCCAAAATCTCACTACCAGGTGAGTGTTATACAGAATGCCTAGAGACTGCACGGCGCTCCAATATTATTTGTTTCCATCAGATGTACAGTCCCGTTACCCATGCGGCATCCAATACAATGGGGCGGAATCAGAGCAAGCGTA